TTCGAGCCGCTCGAAAATCTCAGCGAGACCGATGAGGACGACGTGCTCTTGAGCGAGGCCGATCTGCTGCGCGTGGCCGAGGCTCAGGTGTTCTTCCACAGCCATCCCAACGGCCTCGGCTCGCCGAGCGCGCACGACATGACTTATCAGCAACAGCTCGGCATTCCCTTCGTGATCCTCGCGCTGCCCGACGCGGATATGTTCGCCTTCGGCGATCAGCTCGCGCCCGCGCCGCTGATCGGCCGAGGCTTCCGCCATGGCGTGCAGGATTGCTACGGCCTGATGCGCGACTGGTGGCGGCAGCGCGGCGTCGATCTGCCCGACTATCCGCGCGACTGGTCATGGTGGCTCAAGGGACAGAACCTCTATCAAGAGAACTTCGAAGCCGCTGGCTTCCAGCGCATCGACCCCGCGCTCGCCCATCAAGAGGGCGACGTGCTGCTGTTCAATTTCAATCACAAGGTTCCGATGCATGGCGGCCTCGTCATGCCGGGCGGCCTGATGCTGCACCATGCGGCGGGCATCAAGGCGGTCGATCCGACGCGGCTCTCGGCGATGGTGCCGCGCATCCGCTACCAGCCGCACATCTCGATGGCTCTGAGGCGCACCCATGCTGCGTGACATCTACTTGCACGGCGCGCCCGGCCGCGAGTTCGGTCGGCGCTGGCGGCTCGATGTCGCCTCGCCCGCCGAGGCGGTGCGCGCGCTCTGCGCGCTGCGCCCTGGGCTACAGGCGGCGATCCGCAAGGGCTGGTGGCGCATCATTGTCGGCCCGCCGCGCATCCGCAACGCGATTGAGCTGCCGCTGATCAACATGCAGGCGGGACAGCAGCCGATCCACATCGTGCCAGCGACGCCGCCGCACGGCGGCGATGCGATGAACATCGGCAAGATCATCGTCGGCGTCGCCATCATCGCGGTCGCTGTCGTCTTTCAACAATACTGGGCAATCGGCATCGGCGCGTCGCTGCTGTTCGGCGGCGTCGCTGGCCTGCTCACGCCCGATCCCTCGGCGCAGGCCAAGCCCGCCACCGATCTCGCGCGGCCTGAGGATCGACCATCGTTCCTGTTCAATGGCGTGACCAACAACACGCAGCAGGGCGGGCCTGTGCCGGTGGTCATGGGCACGCATCTCGTGGGCTCGGTGCTGGTGGCGGGCTCGATCAACATCGAGGACATCTCGTGACCGACCAGCCCAAGATCACCGTGCGCCGGATCGAGGACCCGCGCCGCATCGCGCGCAAGGGGTTCGGAAAAAGCATGATGGACAGCGTGCTGCCGCAGCAGCCGCAGCAGATGCCCAACACGCTGCGCTCGCGAGCGACGGCGCGCGTGATGGATGTGCTCAGCGAGGGCCCGGTCGCTGGCCTGCACGATGGCGTCACCAACGGCGCGCTCATCTGGCACTCGGTCTATCTCGATGACACGCCCATTCAAGACGAGGCGGGCAACTTCAACTTTGCGATCCGCGAGGGCAATCAGCGCTACGGCACGCCCGGTCAATCGCCTGTGCCTGGCTGGCCGCTCAGCGAGGCATCCTTCGGCGTCGGCGTCGAGATGAAGTATCTCGATCCGGTGGTGCGCGACACCAACGTGCCGATCAGCGCCGTGCGCTATGTGATCCGCTTGCCCTCGCTCGCGCATTTCGAGAACGACGGCGATGTCACCGACCACCATGTGACCTATGCATTCGACTATCGGATCGACGGCGGGCCTTGGACGAATGCTGTCACCGAGACGATCAGCGGCAAGAGCCTCTCGCCATTCGAGCGGCAAGTGCGCGTGCAGTTGCCTTTCACCACGGGCAGCTTGAGCATCCGGACAATTCGGCTCACGCCCGAGGAAGCGTCAGAGTTCCAAAGCAAGACGATTTTTGCGAGCTACACCGAGATCGTCGATGGCCAGATTGCCTATGACGACACGGCCCTCGTCTCGCTCACCGTCGATGCCGAGGAATTTCAGAGCCTGCCCAAGCGGAGCTTCCTGCTCGATGGCGTGTGCGTCGAAATCCCGAGCAACTACAACGGCCGCACGCACGGCTATGCGGGCGACTGGGACGGATCGTTCTATGTCCAATGGACCAACAATCCGGCGTGGCTGCTCTATGCCTTTCTGACGAACACGCGCTGGGGCCTCGGCAACTACATCGACGTCAACGCCATCGACAAATGGTCATTCTACTCGGCGGCCGTCTACAACGATGGCAGCGTGCCCGATGGCGAGGGCGGCAGCGAGGTCCGCTTTACCTGCAACGGCGTGCTGAACACGCGGCAGGATGCCTTCGTGGTCCTGCAGGCGCTCGCCTCGGTGATGCGCTGTCAGCTCTACTACGCCAACGGCGCGATCTTTCTCGTGCAGGACCGGCAGCTCACGGTGCCCGAGCGCATCTTCGGCCCGGCCGATGTCGTGGACGGCATCTTCGAGTATCAGAGCAGCGATTTCCGCTCGCGCTACAATGCGGCGGCGATCACATGGAACGATCCCGACGAGAAGTATGAGGCGAGCGTCGAGCTGGTCATCGATCAGGTGCTGGTCGGCCAGCAAGGCTACAAGGAAACGCAGGCCACCGCCTATGCCTGCACCTCGCGCGGGCAGGCGCAGCGCCTCGGCCGCTGGCTGATCTACACCAGCCAATACGAAACCGAGATCGTCAGCTTCCGCGTGAGCATGGAGAACGCCGACGTGCGGCCGGGCATGCTGATCAACATCAGCGACCCGTCGCTTGCAGGCGTGCGCCTGGCGGGCCGCTTGCTCGATGAGGATCGCAGCAACTACGTGCGCCTCGACAAGCTGCCCGATGAGATGCGCGCCAACCCTACGGCGTGGCACATCATCTTCGCCATCGGCACGGGCGCTGATCCGCACAACCGCCAGCGCATCTATGACATGCAGGTCTACAGCATCGATCCCGCCAACGATGCCGTGCAAATCCAAGGCAAGCCCGAGGCGTTCCCTGAGGGCTCGATGTGGATGGCGCATGCGGGCGCGGTCGAGCCCATGCCGTTCCGGGTCAACTCGATCAGCGATGTCGGGCAAGGGCTCTATCAGATCGTCGCCACCGAATATCATGTCGAGAAATTCGAGTACGTTGACTATGGCGTCAAAGTCCCGCCGCCCTCGTTCTCGCTGATCCCGATTGGCCCGCTGCTGCCGCCGACCGATCTCAAGGTCACAGAATACATCTACCTCGATGCGCGCGGCTCGCCGCAATTCGGCGTCCTGCTGAGCTGGTCGGCCTCGCCCGATGCGCGCGTCATGCGCTACCAGATCGAGATGAGCGGCCCGGCTGGCGACTATCGCCGCTTCGGCAATGTGCTCGGCGTTCTGCAGGACGTGCAGGCCATGCGGCAAGGCGAGTGGCTCGCGCTGGTCGTGGCCTATGACAACCTCGGCCGCCGCAGCAGGCCCGCCGCGCTGACGTTCGTGCCGATTGGCTTGTCGGTGAAGCCGCTGCCGCCCTCGGCGCTGTTCATCACGGCGAACGGCCGGACCTCGACGCTGATCTGGCTGCCCACGGGCGAGATCGATGTCGTCAGCTACTGGATCAAGTGGTCGCCGCTTGAGAGCGGCGCGACATGGGCGCGGGCGACCACCTCGATTGCTCAAGTGGATCGCAACACCACGCAGATCGTGACGCCGACGCGCTCGGGCACGTTCATGATCAAGTCCATCGATGCGCTCGGGCAGGAGAGCGAGAGCTATGCATCGGCGGTGCTGGTCGAGCAGATCACCGAGAACGTCCATGTGCTCGACATCCTTGAGCAGCCCGACTTCGGCGGCAATCTCGGCACCAACTGGCACCGCAGCCTCGGCAATCTGCTCTTGCCGCCGCCCGAGGCGGCCGAGGCCGTGCCGCCCGGCCTCTTTCCGGGCGACCGCGCGACGGCGCTCAATCAGACGCCGACCCGCGTTGACGCCTACGGCTTTCAGGATGAGTTCGACCTTGGCCTCGTGTCGAGCGTCTCGATGGTCGCCATCACCGAGGGCTACGCGCTGTTCCTCGGCCGCGTCATGGCGACATGGACGCCGCTCGCCGATGCCGATCCGCTGGCCTCGGGCCGCTCGGGCGCGATGGCAGCGTGGGTGCCGCTGGCAAGCGCTGTGCCGCTCGCCTACGGCAGCGCCAATAGCCCGAACTGGGACGCGCACATCGAGGTCCGCGTCAGCCAAGACGGCGTGGCGTTCGGTGGCTGGACGCCGCTCAAGTCGGCGCTGATCACAGGGCGGCGCTTTCAATGGCGCATGATCGGCTCGGTCTACGATCTTGAGACGACGCTGCGCATCGCTCGATGCGAGGTGTGGATGGAAGTCCCGCTGCGCAACATTCAAGGCAGCGATGTCGCGCTCGATGGCACAGGGCACAAGACCGTCACCTATGCGACGCCGTTCCTCGCGACGCCCACGGTGCAGCTCACGGCGCGGCAGAGCCTCGCCCCAGGCGGCAACATCGTCATCACGGCGAGCACGCCGGATCATTTCACCGTCGAGCATCGCAACGCGGCAGGCGCAGCGACTGCAGGCGGCAGCATCGACTACTTCGTGCAGGGCTATGGCGGCGGCATCCCGCTCGCCGTAGCAGCGTAGGGGAGAACCAATGCCTCAGTATGATTTCGGCACCATCGATCCCTATGTCGTCGATGGCGTGCAGCTCGCTGGGATGCTCAATCAGTGGCGCGATGCGACCTACAGCAAGCATCGCGGGCCAGCGCTGCCCGCCTACGCTCAAGCGGGCTTCGATTGGATCAATGACAGCGCGGGCACGGCGGGCTGGGTGTGGGGCCTCTATGTCGGCGCGACGCGCGGCACGCTGCCGATGTTCAGCATCGATACGGTGGCGGGCACCATGGCGCTGGCCTCGGCGATGCGCGCGGTCACGAACGCCAGCCCGACCGATGCGTCCAAGCAGGTCGCCACCAACGAGTTCGTGCAGCAGGCGATCTCCGCAGCGATTGCCGCGTCGGTGGCGGCGCTGCTGCCTGTCGGCACCTTGCTCGATCTGGTCGGCAAGCTGACCGTCGCGCCAAGCGGCTGGGTGCTCGCGCGACAGGGCACCATCGGCAGCGCATCGAGCGGTGCCACGATCCGCGCCAACGCCGATTGCCAAGCGCTGTTCAGCCATTTGTGGACACTGCCCAACACCGTCGCGCCTGTGCTGCCGGGCGGGCGCGGGCCTGATGCGGCATCCGATTGGAATTTGAACAAGACCATCGGCGGGCTCGACACGCGCGGCCTCGTGCGCGCGACCTCGGATGATCAGGGCGGCACAGCGGCGGGCAACTTGTCGGGCTTCGTGGCTGGCACCATCAGCGGCGCTCAGAGCGTCACGCTGACCAGCTCTCAAATCCCCGAGCATTATCACGGCGTCATGGGCGGCAACGGTCTGCCTCAGGTGGGCAACACCGGCCGAGCTGCGTTCGGCGATGGCAACGCGGCGTCATATTTCCAATCGGGCGGCAACAGCATCTACGGCGCGGTGGGCGGCGCTCACACGAACGTGCAGCCGACGCGCGCCGTCACCACGCTCATCAAGCTGTAAGGGAGATCGATCATGCCGCTCAGCACCACGACGACATTCACTTGCGACCGCGACGGCACGATAGCCGAGAGCACCAGCGACGCAGCAACTGCCAACCCGCCCGTTGGTTGGGCGCGCCTGATGATGGATGAGTTCGCGCAAGGCGCAGGCGGCGGCGTTTCGCCACCCGTGCACGGTCATCTTTGCCCGGCCTGCGTCGCTGCATTTCGCGAGTTCATGGGGCCGCCTGCATTCGCCGCGCCCGCTGAGCCAACCAAGGAAGGAACATCGCCATGACCCGAGGGCTCGCGTTCTGGGTGCTGATGCTTATCTGGCTGATCATCGGCATCGCCTGGCACTTTGCTTTGATCGGGACCTATGGCGTGCTCGGCGTCGCGCTCATCCCGTTCCTGCTGTTCGCCCTGCTCGG